AAGTTGATTACGCCAGACGCCTTGTCAATTCTGAATGTTGGGTTAACGTTGGCAACTTCTGAGTTCAAACCAAAGTATCCACCAAAGTTGTAGTTGAAGTACCAGTAGTCATCAACATTCCATCCCCACTTTCCGTTTGCCCAGCCCTCGCCTGTAAACAATGTCTGTGGATATCCTTGAATTCTCTTGATGTCAAGCTCCGACGTGCCGGTGATAACGCTGCCGTTCTGGTCGTACAGTATGTTGTCGCTAGAATCTTTCAAGTATGCCTGTGCGTAGTTGACGCTCATGTTCTCGCTGAGAGTAAACAGAGTGCCCTCTACTTCCATAGAGATCCTTGCGTAGTTAACGTAGTCTGGAGGAAGGACCAACTTGAGGTCTTCTCCAACATTAAGCTCTAGCACCTTTACGTTTCTTGCCGCGTCGTAGTTAAGCTCCTGTATTGCACGCTTTGCGTGAAACAACACGTTGTATCTCTTTGTAACTCCTATTAATTTATCGTCGCCAACATACATAAGCATGAAGTTGTTCACTATGTCAGACAGGCTGACATACTGGTACTCTCCGCTGTTGTTGGGGTCCGAGTAGTATGCTTGATTAGTTATGTATGCCATTAGCTTTGCTTAGTTTGTTCAGAGTTGTCAGATCCGGTAGCGAATTGTACAACCTCTGCTTCGCGAAGATTAACCCCAGAATATGACAAAATCTTGTACACTAGGTCGTTTTGTGCGCTTTCCGGAAGCTCAAAGTCTTGATAGTCAACAGCTGACTGGTTGAATATAGGCGAGCCTCCCACGACAGTATATGTCCACTTAGGATCAAGAGGGTAGCGAACATACATCGCGCTGACGCTACTTGTGATCGATGCCGGGTAAACCTTAATATCATCTCCTTTTTGGTAGTATGCTGGATAGGCTGTGCTTGGTGCAGTGATGTTTGAACTCAGCAAGTTCATCACTTTGTTTTGGGCCACATATTCAATTTCTTTAGTGCCGTATAGTACAACATTAACGTAGTACCAGTCAGCAGGAAGGGTAAACGATTGAGAAGGCGCATCGTATACCAGAGTAGATGACGTAGAGAATTCATCAATTGTTTCTGAAATGTTTTTTTGAATGTTAGCGTAGCCATCATTTGCCAGTCTGGCGTTTCTTTTATTTACCCAGTTGGTATAGTCGTAAAAGTACTGCTCAAAGATTTCAAGCTGTGCTTGCTTGGCAAATAAGTTGAACTCCTCCGGCGTAATATAACCGTTGTTATCCTTATTAAGGATAGCCATAACAGTATTTCTTACGGTGTTTATCATGTCCTCACAAAGATAGCAAAAAAGAAGGGGACATTGCGTCCCCTCCAGTTTATATCATGTAGCTTGTGGCTTTAAGATAGTTTTGACTTGATAATCTCCGCGATAGGAGCACCCTCTTCACTTTCAAAGTAAATGGTCAATGCAGATATTGGATCTTCTCCTGGTTGAAGGTTCATCAACTTGCGTTTGTTGCCGGTTATATTAAACCAGATCTCCCTGTTATTGTTGCGCAAAGTAAACATGCCAGCATCCAAAGCCTTAGAGGCCATAGCTGTGTCTTGCAAGTCTGGGTCCGCTACCATCTCCAAGAACTCTTTTGGATACTGTCTAGCATACAACAAGATGTCTCTCTTAATCTCTGGAGTAGTCATGGTGTCAATAACGCCACCATACAACAACTGAGCGATAGACAACATTGTTTCTAGCTCTAAGCCCCTAGCAGCGATCTGTGCGTCCAACTCAATATTGAGCTCTTCGATATCTTTAGATGCCTCTCTCTCTGTGTTAAGCTCTCTAAACACGTCTCCATTCAACGGATGCAAGTCCATGAATTTACTAAGAATTGGGTTGTTTGATGACACAATTAATACACCATCTTCAAAAATGATCGGTTCCAAAATCGCCTTGTCGTCTTGCTCATCTTCAAAAACGGACTTTTGATTTCTAGAATAACGAAGTGCTCGGTTTGCAGTTCCGTCAAAGTGTAACAAAGAAAAACGCTTGGTGTTTCTTGATGGAAGCGTGTAGCTCAATGGAGCTTTGTCTTTTGTAAGGATAAATACTCGATCCTTTAACTGATTTGATTGTTTCATAATTTAATTTGATTTACGGTACAAATATAAACAAAAAGGGTGAGTACATTGTACCCACCCTTCTGTGATAATCTTAGTTAAGATTAAGCGGTTTTGAACAAGAAGAAGTTGTTCGCGCCCAATGTGCACAATGCACGCTCAGACAAGAAGTTAACTCTCATTGCATCCAAATCGCTAGTAGAAGCACCACCGGCAGAACCAGTAATCCAAGTCTTGTAGCGACGGTTCTCAGTTTCGCTAGCGCGGTAACGAACGTGCAAGAAAGGACGCTTAGCGTTCTTACCCATCACCATGTCGTAAACGCTAGTAGAACCAGCAGGAACCAACACACCATTAACTTCACCACCAACGATACCACCACGCAAAGTAGCGTCGTTCAAGTATTTCCAGTCGGTCTTGTAGAAGTCATAACCACGCTTGAAGCCTTTGAAGCCCAAGTTCAACGCCATGTTTTCGTCGTTGTTGAACACACCGTAGCTAGTTCCGTTAACGCCGTAGCTGTTTTGAGCAGCCAACATATCGTCGATGTCGAAACCGAAGTTACGGTTAACAAACAACATGTTTTCTTGGATAGAACCTTGCTTGTCCAAACGCTGGATGATTGCGTCGAAGTCAGCCAAAGTACTTGGGTTACCACCACCCCAAACGTTTCCACGCTGTTCGATAGTGTAGAACAAACCGTCGGTACCCTTGTTTCCTACGTCACCGGTAACTGCGATAGCACCAGATGCAGTTTCAGCAGGAACACCTTCGATCATGGCCATTTCCAAGTAGTCTTCGAAACGCAAACGAGTTTCGTGCTCAGACTTGATGTACCACAAGTAGCCAGTAGCGCCATTCTCAGTAGTAACTTCTACCCATCCGATCTGAGCCATGTCAGAACCAGATACTTCGTAGTTGTCCTTGATGATGATCGGACTGTTGTCGAAGATTGAATCTTCAGCCTCCAAAGAGCCAGCCATTCCATTGCTGCCCTTTTTAAACTCAGAACCGTAAACAAATGCAGTAGAAGCGGTTGTTACAGGGATGGTCTGACCACCACCTGCATAGTAGGCTACAGTGAAAGTCAATCCAGATACTGCGGTGATGATAGCCTTGTCGCTTTGAGTACCACCAGAGTTACGAGACAAGAACACAGTCTGGCCAACACGGAAGTTACAAGCAGTAATACCTGCGTCAGCAACTGTCCAAGTAGCGGTGTCAGAACCGGCAGCAGCAGCAGAAGTACAGCTTACATACTTAGTGTGCAAACGACCTTGCTCTGCCCACTTAATCATGTCAGAGTTAGAAGGCATCTCAGCACCTACTTGGCGCAAGAAAGATGCGATAGAGCGATTACCATAACGCTCGAATTCCTTCTCGTAAGTATCAGGAAGATACTGATTCAAGAAATCGAAGTTGGTAATGTAGTTTGAAGGCAAAGTTGCCTTAACGGATGAGGGGGTTATAGCAAACCCGGGACTCACTTGAACTGATCCAGCCATAGTTTTGTTTTTTTAGTTTTTTGTTTTTTGTTATCTGTTACTCATTTTTATCTTGAGCCCACTTCCGTGGTCAGAGTCCAAAGCAACAACTTTGAAACCAGTTGTAGGCGTGAGCTGTGGTGTCGACCGAACGTCCATCTGGATGTTCTTTGACTCCTTCGCTACACTGTCTACTGCTGCAGCTCTGCCTTGCTCATAAAAGTGCTTGGCAAAACTGTCTGGGTTCATCGCTACTGCGATAGCTCTGTGGTATGCAGCTGGGTCTTTAATGAATCCTTTCTCGTCTAAGAAAGAACCAATAAACTTGCTTACGTCAGATTGAGCCTTCTTCAGTTGTTCTGGATTGCCAGGTTTAAACGAGAGAGACTTGTCGTCGATCTTAAATTCAAAACCTTTGAACTGATCGCTGAAAAGCTCGTCTGTCTTCTTAGCAAAGAACTCTGAGCGCTCTAACTGAGCCTTCTGCACTTCCTCGGATTCTTGAGCATATCTTTTGAAG